TTTGTATAGTCTCATACTCATCTGCGCTATTTAGTTCTTGCCGTGTACCTGTCAATTCCACAGAGCAGGGTACATTCTCATATAGTGTATTAAATACATTACCACCAGGGGATACAAGTATTTCACACGTTTCAGGGTGTGTGCTTTCTACATCTTTCCACATTTGCCGTAATTCTTTCAATTTAAGGTTAGGGCAAGGTATGCGTACTTGATCGCCAAGTAGTAAATATATATCCTTTTCGGTATTTATCTCTGCTGCTGTTAGTGGTGTGTCGTATACCTTAAACTGTGCTAAGTTACCTATGAAGGGATACGCCCCAAGTACATTCCCTATAGAACCTAATACATATGGGGTTTCATCTGCACCATTAGACGACGCGGTATCTACTAACACCCCATCTATATACAATTTTGATGGAAACCCATCCTCCCAAGTAACTGCATAATGGTGCCAGTCATTATCATCAGGTGTACTTGTAGTAACAGTAGTATCTGGGGGTGCATTCCCATTTGCCCCATACTCTACATCACCAGCGGTATTTATCCCAAAGGCGATATATATTCCAACCAGGGAAGTACCTGTCTCTATAAAGAATAGTACACCTGTACCATTAGCAGCACCCGTATTGCCCCACGTTGCACCAGATGGTATCTTAGCCCATATCATAGCAGTACCTTGGCTTAATACGTTCGTAGCTAAGGTATCTACAGCAACCCTCTGGGTACTAGCACTATCTGCTCTTACACTCTTAACATTAGCAGCACCAGTACCTAATGGTCCAGTCTCTCTATAATTCCAGGTACCCACAAAGGTGCCGTCATAATCATTTGCGCTTATATCATCACATTCGTTTGATGGTAGATCAAAGTCATTTAGGGGATACCACGCTATTTGTGCCATAACTTACACTCTCCATATCCATTCATTGCCGTACTTCGTTGAGTAGCGATACCAATGTCTATCCCTCAGATACTCGATAGATGGCAAGCTATGTAGCCTTGCTTCATCTTTATAGTGCATATACAGGTTCATAAGCTGTTCTATACGCTCTAAGCGGCTAAAGTTACCAGCAACCGAACTATAGCTATAGTCTAGTTTGAGACTGTTTGCCCATCTAAGAAGTAACTGTGCAGCCGCATTATAAATATCAAATATACGCCCACGTATATATAGGTCTTTCGTCTGTTCAGAATTAAAATAGAACAAACCATCTAAATAGTTAGCGGTGTTAGGAGTTACCACATTATGATCTTCATCATAGATTACGGTATCTTCAGTGCACCAGTTACCTGTTAAGGCTTTATAGACAAAAAAGTCAGTATACGGGCTATCTGGTATATTCTCCGGGCTAATGTTCTGTAACCAATGCTGAGATACAAATGTACTATTAGCATCTAACGTTTCGTTTATAGTGTTCTGTTTAAAGAACAGTTTAGCTTCATAATCCCTTTCTTCTATAGCAGGAGATAGGAATGCCGCCCAATTACTAGCAGATGTTGGCAGCAGGTAATACTGCTCATAATCACCTTCTAAGGTTATGTTACTTGCTGAACCATTGATCGTATCACTACCCGCAGGGGCAATAGTAACCGTATCGTTATCAATATCGTTTATGACATTACGGATAATGATTAATGGGTGCGTAGCAGAACAGGCAGGGAGGGTAACAGTTACATCGTCTAATACGTCTAGCTGATACTCCTCGTCTTGTGTATCTATCGTATAAGTTACAGATGTAAAGTCGTGTCCTTCTTCTCCTACATCCGTAATCATACGACGTATTCTATTTACATAGAACTGTGACATTTATATTACCCCACGGAATATACCTACCTTCTCTAAAGTGCAACGACAATTAATGTGGAACGGAGGTGTCTTTTTCATACGTTTAGCGATAGCGGCTACACTATCATCAGAGTTTACAACGATAATAGTACCATCATTATAACGACACACTTTACACGTTTTGCTATCCCTAATAGCTGATACCTTGTACCGTCTACGATCAGGCTTTTCATTTTGACGTAGCTTTGTTTTAGTAGCCGAACTAACACTTCTCCCTATACCCTTTGCAGCCTTAGCAATAGCTGATAAACCCCTTGTGATAGCACCTAACATCTATGCCCCCCATATATCATCAATCAAACCATTATAGAGCATCATCATACCTGTAGCACACATAGCGGTTAGTCGAGTAGTTTCAGTTACCGTTATAGACAATGCGCGCTCTTTAGTCAATGGGGCATCGTTCTCTTTTAGTAAAGCTATCAGGTCAGGTACAAAGGTATCAGCAAAGGGGTTCAGTACCTCTATGTACAGATCATACCAGGATACATCAAGCTCAAATTCTTCACCTCCCTGGTTATCTGATACATAGGTAGCTATGATCTGGTAATAGGTATCTAGCAAAGGTTGCTGTAAGTCATCTAGTGTACCATTGGCAAAGATGGGTTGTATAGTAGCATACATCATCTTTTCATACTTATCTAAGTCAGATAGCTTTATAGCTTTATGAGCGTGGTTATCCGCTATGTCATCAATCTTCTTTGCTATCTTCCTCGTCTGTACCATCTTCTGTGGCTTCGCTGGTTTCTTCTGTTTCATCTGATACCCCTTCTGTATCATCTTCTGTCATCTCTTTATCGGTATCTTCTTCCTCTTTATCATCATACATCTTTGCATAATCAAATACAGCCTTCAAAGCTTCAATGCTAGACTGCAAAGATCGCATAGTAGTTTGATACCCTTCTAGTACTTCTGATTGCTCTATGCCCTTTTCAGGTACGTTAGAGAGCATATCAGTATCTACTTCTATACCAACTATAGCCAATGCAGCATTTACAGGTACGCCCATAGTTACATATCGGTCAACCACTTTAGCTTTAGCATACATCTCTATGACATCTGTTGGTAGGTCAATCGTTGACAGGTTATCTATCCGCTGGTTAACTTCTGCGATCTTTTCAGCTAACATTGCTAAAGCGTTATCTATCTGCAAAGTATACTCATCTTCCATTTATTGCCTCTCTCGCTTTATGTGTGAGCGTGTATTAAAATACCTGATTATAATCACTTAGTGTATATTGTGTACTAAGCGTTACAGTCAGGTATTTATTAATCTAGTAAACTAAGGAGTATACCCATACTCTAGCTAGGGTAAACCCTTAATTGCTTTCAAAAACTTAGACGGATAGGGCAAACGTATAGACTTACTACCCGTTACCTCTTCTAGTTCAGATACAACAGGCTCCGGTACTTGCTCCTCTTCTATAGGTTCATAATCTAACATAGCCCTTGCTTCGTCCTGTAATAGTATGTCTTTACCTTTAATCAGTGTTGCTAGTGCCTGTGCTTTCTCTAGCTCCTGCTGTTGGTATACCTCTAGTTTCTTAGGTTCTGCGATAAACTCTAATCCATATGGTGCAAGCAATTGGTTATTGATCTGCTCATATATGAATTCTGTTTCAGGTATAATAGTATGTGTATAGAAGTTAATACGATCTGACAAAGATGTAGCATAGTTCGCAGCATCAGCACTTACTAAGCTATGGGGTATCCCTAACGCTGCACAGATATGCTTCTCTCTACGTTCTGTAATATCGTTGTCTTTTAACTCATCTATACCTGCGCCTATAACAATAGGTTCTACCTTACTGCTTAATACTGCTGTTGTCCAAGCATTGCGTATGCCCGATAACGTTGCCTGAAACCAGTTAGTTAGATCGTCTTTATGCTTTTGTGTCGGGTTGCCGTCTACTGATAGCACAGTAGCTTTAATTGCCCCCCTATCAAAGTAACCACTAGCAAAGCGATCTATACCATAGAGAGTAGCCGCACTATTAGCCGCAACATAAGCAGGAGCTACACCATACCATCCTTCGCTACCTATAGAAGGTACCTCGAAAGATACAAGCTCATCTGGTTGAAACTGTATATGCCTACCACTATAAACACTATCTATACCCGCCCAATAATCGTAACGTACTAACCCTTTACCGCTTTGGTAGAAAGGCTGTACCAATGTAGGCAGTAACCACACAGGTACCGGTACCCTGTTCTCTATATCCTTTGTCCAGTAAGCACGCCCATATAGACATATAGCGGCTTCTGTGCGATATATGAGGTTGTGTATATTGTCTATAATTGGTTTATAGATCGTGTTATCGGTAACATCAGTACCATTGCGTTCTACCCTGTAAGGCATAGCAGCTATGGTCTTAGCTCTAATATCTATAGCCCGGTATAGGTATGGTACTGAGGTATATAGCTTGTATGTATCAGATAGACTATTTGACGTTACTGATCTCCACAAATAGTCATCATCTGTATACGTCTTTTTACCGTCAAATAGTCTAAATGGCATAGTAACCTCTAGAAATACTCTTTAATCAATGTCTGAATATAGTTTACACGTGTAGCAAGCCAGGTACGATCATATACCTGGTCATCTGAAATATCAGTATCCGCAAGATCAGAGATACCTACCAATATATCGCGCATAGCAGCACCATTACTAACCCCTGCCATAGTAGACCTCGCAGGGTCATCTGCTGCTGCTGCAAGGTTATCCCCTTTCACTCGAAAGGTATCAATTGCTTGTACCAGTTGTTTTCGGGCTGTGCTTACATCCGCTGCCAAAGGTTTATCTTTTGTTACAATGTTCTGTGTTGCCATTATGTGTTATCTCCATTATAAGGCGTTAGCCTTACTCTATACAAAGGGGTATGTTAACCCACTTCCACTATTCCATAATTGTGTACGCTCTGTTAATGTTAAGACACGTTGCCAAGAACCTAACTCATCGATCAAGCCGTCGTAATAGACTGCTCCGCCCTTTGCCACATTGAACAATGGAGAAGATGGTACGTTCAGTGTAGCAGTGAAGGATAGGCTACTGGTAGGGTTTGTACTTCCATCAAACACCTGTAGGTTGATCGTCTGTGCTGTTGCATCGTACCATCCGAACACTAGCCTCCATGCCCCTGACACAGCACTACCTGCTATTGTTGTCAGGGCTGTAGTACCGGAGTTGTCACGTACCTGAACGAAATACTCACCTGTAGAAAGACTGCCGATACGGTATTGATCGGTAGATGTCGATCCGTCCCATAGTCCTGCGATCTGTTGCGTCTGGTTAACGACATCAGGTTTAACCCATGCTGCTACGGTTACCCCACCAGTACCCGCTAACAAACCAGAGGCGCTACTTAAATCAAGATACTCGCTGTTTGCAGCAACAAACTGCGCAGCATTCCCTATCTTGCCTGTACCCGAACCCACAGTGTTATTATCTGTTAGGTCATTACTGTTCGCAGTGCTATCAAACCGTGTACCGCTTGTTTCGTCTAGTTTCCAGTAAGCGGCTAAATCGTTAAGTAACGGGCTACCACTAGAAGGTATAAATAGTATATTTTTAATCATTTATACCTCCTAGTCTAGCTCTTCTGTATACTCTATAGTCAAGCTCATATCTTCACAGCTACTATTTGAGCTAACAGTTAGTACAATATCATCCCCAGCACTAGCAACGTTAGCGCTACTATGTGTTTGCACATCTTCTGTACTCGATACACTATTAGCGGTACCACCTAACGCAGTAGTATTGATCTTAACTGTAGCCGTACAAGTACCACTAACTGATATCGTTGTAACCTTTGTGATAGTAATTGCTTTCGGTAGGTTTAGCAATAACCTGTAATCTTTATCACTAGGGCTTTCGATAAATACACTAGCGCTATATGTTTGCGTACGATCATCAGCTATAAACTTAGTCAGTGTACCCGCATTGGTTTTTGTACCACTAGCAGTACATCCGATAATGTTAAGTGTTGCCCCACTAGCAATATCCCAAGCGGTATCTGCTACAATCTCATTGCATATAAGATGTAATGTACCAGCGTCTATATCTAAAGCAACCGTACCAGTACGAGTACCTAATTCAAGGATATGCTGTATTGTAGCTATTCCATTTTCCCCTGCTACAGATTGATGTATACCTACGGCATTATCGCTATTAAGATATAGGTCATCTCCGGTTATATGGTAATGTATTGACCCTGTATAGTCCGCAATACCAGTACCACCACCGTTAACATATAGCAATCTAAAATGTACTATAGGTATGCTAGCAGAAGTAAAGCGCATACCTATACCATTACCATTATCTTCGATGGTATCTACAGTAAGTATCTGTCTACCTGTTGTTGCTTCGAACAGGATCATAGAGTTACTACCACTAGCACGTTGTACTTTATTAAAGACAATGGTAGCATCACCCATTGACAATTGACTACCTGTAACTGTTAGTGTAGCATTAGGTGCTAGTACATTAACCCCATCTTTAACCGTTAGACCTTCTGCATAATCCCCATTATCAAAGCATACTATAGCATCTCCACTACTAGCCGCAGACATAGCAGCACTAAAAGTTAAGAATGCATTTTCTATTGTTAACCCATCATTGGTATTGTTGCCGTGTTTGCCTACATAATAGATATTGCTTTGATCTGTTTCAGTTACAAAGTTAGCTATATCTGTTTGTGTGGCATAGGTTGCTGATATATCCGGTATATCTGAAGCTATGATCTGGCTAAGTATATTAGCTATTTGAGCACGGGTATATACATCAGATATACCCGGCTGTAACAATACATTATCTGTTCTAGCAGGGGTTACATCTTCTGTATAATCCCATATGATTTTATCTGCCATTATGTCCCCTATGTGGCTGCTAGATTATCTCCATTAACATCGACTACGTTATCGTTATTTGTATCAATGATAACCCCAACGATAGGTACTGGTACACCTCCAGTACCTTTAAACCTTTGCATCTGTAGCCAGTACCAGCGTAGTGCTTGCCAGTATCGTACTTGTGTATATCTCATACTGTGTACCTGTAGAGAGCGCACCACAATATAAGTAGTACGCTCTTTCCTTGTTTGCTTATACCACTTCGGTTACACTTGCCAGGTGATCTACTGCTACATACCGGGCTTCATAAGCAAGCCCAACAGCAGATATTTGGGCTCCTGTACTACCATTACCAATAGTGACAACAAGAGCAACGTGTGTGTAATCCTCTGATACTTCCGTAGCGTCAATCTCAATAACTACCTGCTCATTGTCATCTGTAGCCGTCAATTGAGTAATTGCAAAGCCTGTAATATCTTGTGCTGATGTACCGCTACTGTCTGTAGCTTCTTGTAGTTTAGCGTCTACAGTAATATCGGTTGCCCCTACGTTAAGGATAAAAGATGCTTTACGGTACAAAGACATATCTACCCAATCACTTGTAACGCTATTGTTATTAAGTAGTTGTGGGTCAACCGTAGCAGCGATACTAACGTTCTCAGTCAAGTAATAATTCATTATGTGTTATCCCCCCTTATAAGGCGTTAGCCTTACTCTTATTAAGCTGTGCTAGACTGTACAGCAAAGCTAACCGTTTCGTCACTCGTTGACCCAATAGGTACAGCAGCATTCATCAATGGTTGCCCATCTGTACGTACTGTAGCACGCCATACCGTTTGTCGTTTCCTAAATGCCACGTGTTCACTCATAGCAATTTCAAGTTGCAAATCTTGCCCAATAACATACTTGTTAAAGTCAACAAGCATCAAACCAGCGTTAGCATAACTATTCTGCAAAATCTTTGTACGATACAAAGGCATACCAAACAACATTGGAGTAATGCGCCCATTGATATCAGGCAAGAATGTAAGAGCGCTGTCATTATCAGCATTCAAACTCATAATGTCTTTATAGAGTAGAGGGTTAACAAGCCATACTGCGGTATCTACACAGTCAGGGTCAAGCCGAACATACATAGATGCAAGGTCATCTACAGTTACACCTGCCGCAGTTACGTCAACGCTAATAGTAGCCGCGGCATTCTGTACTCCAAGGGGTTTACCTACACCATCCCCACGGATATAAGCATAATCCTCTGTATATGCAGCCGCAGCCGTAAACAAACGCATCAAAAGGGCTTCCAATCCAATAGCGTTATTATCTAGCAGTTTATTAGTTACAGGTACGCTAGTGGTAGCTTCATTGCTACGCAGTTCAATTTGACGAAACTCAGGTTCAGATTGTGTATCTTCTGCGCCTTCAGCAGTCCAGTACATTTTAAGACCACCTAGCAATGGGTCGTGTCCAGCGTCCCAAGTTTGGTTATAGTCAATACCCGGTATTTCAATGTTACCGAATGGAATGGGTTGCACCATAGCCCGTGGCCTTACAATCTCCATACGTTCAATGGTAGCCATAAACTGGTTCAAAAACTGCTGTGGTACCAGGTAACCCCCATCAGTACCCGTACCAGTGTTCAAAACCTTCATAGCGTTAGCAGGGTGCTCATTGTAAACCTGTTCAATGCGTTCATAATCTTTCTGTGCTACTGCTTTGAGGAAACTACCAAAAGAAGTAGCTTCATTCTCTTTCGTACCACCGCCTACCTTACCCGTCTTAACGTCTTTAGTGTTTGCCCACATTTCCAAAAGCTGATCGACTTTAGCATTGTAGTCTTTCATCGTAGCTTGCAAGTCTACAATATGCCCCTCTTCTACATCCTTTGCCGTGTACTTCTGCTCTTCTGCCATTGTGTTACGATCTCCATTTAAGTCTTTAACTTCTGATATACCAATAGTCTTACTTTCAGCAGGAGTTACAGTTAGTGATATTTCCCCTGCTATCCAGGTCTTTAGATTACCATATTCGTCCTTTTCCAATGTGTGAGGTAATGCCCCTGTACTTAAGCCAAGTCGTTTATTAGCTACTAGCTTTCGGATACCCTCCAAGTATTTGTTAGACTTGTCTAGCTCCATTTCAAACCATACGCCAGTATCATCTATCGCATAGTCTGTAACTTGCCCTATGTTACCCTTAAGGCTCTCCATATTATGCGAGTAATATACTGGCATTCCTACAGGGCTGCGCTTAAACCCTAGTTCAGTATCCGGGCTAAAGGTATCTCCTACAAGATCGGTTGTGTTAAAAACTATGCCATAACCCGCTACCTTTACATATTTTTCATCTTCTGAAATAAACTTAACATGCATAGACTTGCTACCTTTATCCGGGTTAAATGCCCAATTTCTTAAACTGATATCACGTTTGCTATAAGGGCATTCCTCGCTTACTTGCTCACCCTGTTCACCATTCTTCATACGCTCTATAAAGCTGATCGTCTTGTTAGCATCTTTAATATCGTTATCCGTCCAGTCACTCTTTTTCTTACGTAACAATCTCAGGTTACGCTTTATTGGACTACGATCTAAAGATGCTTTCTTGCTGCATTCTGTATCTGCCCATCTTTCGAGTTCAGAAGCAGACATATTGACGGTTGCTTTGTATTTACTAAATACGTCATTTAGTTCGTCTTTATCTGGCATACGCTATTCCTTATCATTACTGCGAGTATTAGAGCCTAAACGGTTCTCAATTCTAGTAACTCGTTGCTCTAACGTATGTAGCAATATAGCTTGTCCTCGTAATGTTTCAGCTATTTGATCTTGTGTAGCCGCTATACGCTCAAATAAATCTTCTTGCCTATCAAAACTGTTTTTAAAAATAGGTGCTAGTGTTCGCAATGCCATATAGCTTATAACTAAAAACGCTAGAGGAAAACTAACTTCCCCTAGCGCTGCAATAAATTCAATATCTAAAAATTCCATTTATCCATCTCTGTGTATGCCGCTAGAATGTATATACCCTTTCCCGTAATTACTAAGTGTTTGGTACCATATGTCACTACCCGCTACCTGTTGCCCGGTAACTTTAGCGTGTATGTATTCCCTATAGTCAGATGGTAGTGTTAGTATTACCCGACTATCGGTACTTGCACCCTCTCTGATAGTAGCTTTACCGTTATGTACTACCTTATACCATCCTGGTGTAAAGTCTTTATCAGGTTTAGGTTCAGAAGGTTGTACAGGCTTGTATGTACCGTTACGATACTCTATGACATATGGCATAAGTTTACCAGGGCACGGGGTATTTGATAGCTCTTTGTGTCCTACAACACTATCCGCAGGTATCCCGTATTCATAACGTAACGTATCGACTAGCTGAAACAAGCTAGTTACCTGTTCGCTTGTAGGCTCTTCATAACTCCCTAACGGGCAAAGTATACCTAACGTGTGCTGGTTACCCCATACGTTTGCTGTGTGGTAGCTTTGTTTTATTGCCCTTGTCTGGTACTGGTTACCCCACTTGTCGACTACGTATGTGTACGCTATGCTATCGTTAGGTATATTAGCTATGTGGTAACGGGCATAACTTTGGAGTATCGCAATCAATTGGTTTTCAGTTTGATACTGTGGTGCTACTGGATTACCCGATGCATAATGTATAGTGATACCTTGTACACTGCTCATATAAGGCTGTGTCCAGTTAGATACGGGCATTCTGTTTATAATGTTTTTCACTTTCTTTAACTTCCTTTGCTACCGCACTTTGCTACTGCCACAATACAAGCGGTACATCATCTTGTCTAACGGCTTTATATGCCAATGCCAACGATATAACCATATCATCATTGTAACCAGACGGGGCATTGTATGTTATAGCTCCTAACTGGCTTTTCTTGCTTTCATATGCCGCTAACTCGTCTATAAGTTGCTGGCTATGATCTAACGTCTTATCTACAGATATAGTCCCTTGTTCGATTGCTACGGCTAAGTTTTCAATGATCTGCTTTTTACTGCTGTTAGTCGTATGGAATGGTTCTATAGGCAGATTGCTACCCGTTAACCTTTCTACAATAGGAGCAGACAACCCATTATCCTCTATGACTATAACCTCTGGTCTATACCGTTGGTACATTTCAATGATAGTAGATATCTGTCTATCAAAGGACATATCCTGGTATACTCTCAGGTCAATTACTTCTTTACCCCACATAACCGTTATAGCTGTATTATCACCACTACGGGCTAAGTCTATACCAAATACACATATACCAGAAGGGTTACTTGTAGGCTGTAACAATGCTGATAAGTTTGTGAATACTCCCTGATCGCTTTCTAAGAAGTGGGCTAGTATCTCAGTTCTAAATACTCTTTCTGGTAATGCTTCCTTTAGCTGATCTAACTCGCTATGATCTAAGAATGGATTATCGTAACTTGTAGCGTGATAGCTTTTCCACAGATATGGGTTACGCTTTGCTTCTTCAAAAAACTTGTATGCATCATTGTACCCTTTTGGAGTACCGATGAATAACGCTTGCCCTTTTAAGTCTACAAGTGTCGGACGGATAACCTTATTAAAGATATCAGAAAGGTTATTTATGTACGCCATTTCATCAATGACTACAAAGCCGTACTTGTTACCCCGGATGCTATCAGCAACGTTTACACTTTCTAAACTCCAAAAGGTTATGGTGTTACCCGTGGGTAGGATTAGCCTTTTGTTCTGCCTGTCAAACTTTGCTACATCTTCTAAGATCGTACAACAGCGATCATAGCTTGCTAGTAGCTGTTTGTATGTGAGACTGAAGAATGCAGTATTGTATTGATTGTCGAGTGCTTTCGTTATGAGTAAGTCTATACCGAGTGTAGTCTTGCCGTAGCGGCGGCCACTAGCAACAACGATAAACCTATGTTTATAAAAACTGTCTTTAATTTCTTTCTGCTGCTTAAACAGTTTCGGTAGTGTTATTGCTGGCATAGTTTACTTTCGCGTACCCTTTATACTCTAACCATTCAAACACATCTCTATTATGCTTACTGCAATTACAGGAATGACAACAAGGGATAATATTTTCAGGTACGTGCTTACCGCCTTTACTGATAGGCGTTAGGTGATCCAACGTAAATCTATCAGTCGGAGTATTACAGTACGGGCAAACACCATTACACGATGCTACCATTGTATCCCATTGTGCCTGTGTGATCATAAATGCACCTTCATTCCTCTCAACTGCTTTTCGCTTCTTTCTATGATACAGCCTTGTAGCTTTACCTTTAGCACTTGCGCGGTATCTAGCATCACGTTCTTTTTTGGTACCGTTTGGCTTACGTGTGTATGCTGGCTTCTTACCTGTTTT